ACTAGAAACGAAAAGAAAAATGAGAATATCTGCAATTAAACATATTGTAGATGAAAACGGTGGAATTTGTACTATGCACAACATAAAAGCTTGTAATTATTTAGATAATTTATCTGAAGAAAATGGGTGGAATTTACAGCATGCATTAAATGGTGGAGAATTTTATGTTAAAAATTTGGGTTATTTTGTGGATGGTTATGATATTAAAAGAAATATTGTAGTTGAATATGATGAATCTTTACATTATAATAGGAATGGTGAATTAAAAAAGAAGGATATTATAAGGCAAAACGAAATTATTGAGAATCTTAATTGTAGATTTTTTAGATATAACGAAAAGAAAGGAGAACTTTATGAAGTTTTTAGAATTCAAGAATAATTTTAAATACACAAATAATGGTGTTGGAAAAAATACATCTATTGATAGTGTTGATTCAAATGAATTGTTGGTTGGTATTGCAGTAGAAATGGAACACGATGAAGATGATTTAAATGTTGCGGCATCTGTGGCTATTGATCATTTAACTGAAAAAAATGATTATTATACTGAATTAATTAAATCAGGTATAGTTGATGAAGAAAAAGCAATAAGATTATCTAAAGTTCTTTTACATATTATGAATAATAAAAACAATGAACAAGCCTTTGCCGAAAAAGAAGTTAAAAAACATCCATTATCTGATGTAATGGATATTTATATTGACGAACCTAAAAAATCTCCAGAAGATCTGGAATTAGATGAAATTCTAGGATATAAACCAATGAATGTTGGTGATTATAGCAATGGAGATAAAAAATATTTTAAAGAAAATTTTGATTTTGATCATGCTGAACTTGAATATGAAAAAAACCCTGATTTAAAAACTAAATTAGAAAAATTTAAAAATCTTTATACAAATTGGAAACAACTTCAAGATCAAGAAAAACAAGAAGCTTTTAATCTTTATAAAGAATTAAGAATGGATAAATTCGATAAAATTTGTTAAAGTTATGGCCACTAAATCCAGATTATTAGAAATTTTTTCAAAAGTGAATAAAACTGTAATTAATGAAGCAAGTGAAATTAATGATAATTTATATTATGCCATAAAATCTGATTTAATAAAAACTTTTGAAAATAATAAATTTCATAATGGTGTTCCGACTAAAATTAATACAAAAATTCAAGGTTCTGAAGTAGAATTATTACTTGATCAAGATTCAATTAAATTTGTTCACACCGATAAAAATGTTTTGGTATACTATTTTTATTATAATTTAAATTATAATGATAATAATATCAAAATAAGATTACCAATTGAAGTAGATGTAGAAACTATTAAAACTGAAACAATTGTTGGTTTTAAGAATATAATACACCCAATCGCTCAAGAAATAGAAATTACCATAATATAAAGATTTTATTTTTGAAACTTTTTATTGTAATTTGACATGAAAAACTATTTATATGAAAAATTACCATGTCTATATTTCGTTCGTATTTAAAAAAATGTGATACAATTATTCAATACAATACATTGAATAATTCCCAAAATCCAGTTGCTGAAATAAGCTATGGTACATTAATACCACAAGTAAGCCGTTTTATATTTGATATAGATTTAAGTAATTTAATATCAAAAATTCAAAGTGGTATTATAAATCCTAAAAACATAATATCTCACACTTTAAAATTAACTAATACAATACGTTTAAGAGAAGATTTATTAGGTAAAAAATCTTATGATGATACAATCTTAAGAGCAAGTAGTTTTAATCTGGATTTGTTTAATATTAATCAGGATTGGGATGAAGGTAGCGGATATGAATTTATTTATAATCAAACTACAATATTTTTTCCTAGTGGAGCCACCAATTGGTATTTGGCTAAAACATTAATTCCTTGGGAAACTGCTGGAATTTATACAACAGGAACTACTGTATTTGTTACCGGTGTAACAGGAAGTACAATAGTTGTTATTTCTGGAATTACGGGTACAACAATAGTAACCGGAGCAACAATTATATTAGGAAGTCAAGCATTTCCTAAAGGTAATGAAGATGTTAATATTGATATAACAGATTATATTAATTCATTATTAATTACCGGTACAACTGGATTTACGGGTACGACATATGGCTTGGGCTTGAAATTTCAACCCGAATACGAAAGTCAAGCTACAATTTTTAGAAATGCGGTTGCTTTTTTTGCAAAAACTACCAATAGTTATTTTGAACCCTATGTAGAAACTATAATTGATGATGTTATTGAAGATGATCGATATTTTTTCTATCTGAATCAAGATAATAATTTATATCTTTATCTTAATAATACAGGAAGTAATAGTATTATAGTTACTGGCGTTACAATTTATGATTATAACAATAATAGTGTTGCAACATATTTTCCTTCTGAAATATTACAAGTAAAACCTGGAATATATAGCATTAATTATAATGCTAGTTCAGATTTATATCCAGATATGGTAATGTTCAGAGATGTTTGGACGGTTTTAATAAATAATAGAGTTAGATCAATAGAAAATGAATTTTTATTATTAAATGACGATTATTATTTTACTCAAAATGCTTTAGATTTAAATAATTACAGTTTTAATATTTATGGTATTCCCGAAGGTAGTATTTTGGTAGCGGGCGATTTATTGAATATAAAATTAATTATTAGAAGCTTATATCCAATGAATCAAGTAAAAAATGTACCATTGGATATCGAATATAGAATATTCACAACTGTTGGTGAAAGATATCAAATAAATGTAGTATCTTGGACAAGTATAGATAGAATTGGATTAGATTATCAGTTTAATTTAGACACATCTTGGTTTATACCACAAGATTATTATATGGAAATTAGATTAAGTTATAATAATTTTTATGTGGTTAAAAATAAAATTAAGTTTACCATAATACAATATACAACATTATGAAAATAATTTTTAGAATAAAATAAATATGTAAGCAGTTTATATTTAAACATTTAAAAAATTGTTACAAAATAAATAAAGAATTATGTAAAAATATTTGGAAAATTGAAATACTATTTTTATATTTGCACTGTTAATAACGATTAATGAATAATAATAATTAAATTTTTAAAAACTGTAATAAAATGAATGAGAACCAAAACAATGTTAACATGTCGCAAGGCGATATTGAAGCAGCAAACTTGAAAAATTTCTTTAAAAAGAAAAAAGAAGAAGAAGCACAAGGCACAAAACTTAGTAAAGAAGAAAAATTGGCTAAGTATTTTACACCTAGAAATCCTCAAGAAAAATTTAGAATTCTGCCTAGAAAAGATAATGAAAAATATGATATTGCATTTTTTCATGTATTAAGGTTAAGAATCAATGGCCCGACTGCTGAAAAGGGTGGTATGGCTTGGAAAAAAGTTTATTGCCCAGCACATAATGATCCACGTAAACCTAAGTTAGATGAAAATGGTAATAAGGTTTTAGATCAAAACGGAAAGCCAGTATTAATTACATCACCCTGTCCAATTTGTGATAAATATAATAAAGAAATTGCAAAGCAAGATCAATCGATTAAATATATCAAAAAGGAAAATTTAAACGAGGAACAAAAAGTAATTAAAGCAAAAAATGATGAAATTTTTAAAGAAGCCACTAAATGGCAAGCTAAAAAATTCTACATTTATAAAGGATTAGATATGAATAAGAAATCTGATGGCCCTAAATTCTGGAGATTTAAACATAGTTTCAAAAAAGACGGTTATCAGGAAAAATTGTGGCCAATGGCTGAATATTTTCTTAATAAATATAATAAAGCATATTACAGTGTAACCGAAGGTTGTGATTTCATATTAACTGTAGTAGATTCTGTACAACCAAATGGAAATAAATTTAAAAATGTTACGGGAATTATGCCTGAACCACCCTCAAAAATTCATGATGATGAATTGATGGTACAACAATGGGTAAATGATACAACTACTTGGAGAGATGTTTTCAAACCAACAAAAGCACCTGGTATTAGTGCTTATGAATATCTTGAATTTGCTCTTAAGGGTCAAGAACCATATTTCGATGATAGTGATTCAACACATAAGCGTTGGGTATTTCCTGGACATCCAGAGTTAGAAGAAAAAGCTAATAATCGTGATCATACATTTAATACAAATGCTGCCGAAATGGAATATGCCACAGGTTCATATGATGAAGATGATGAATATAGTGATACTACACCATCAAACGTTACTAAAAATGATGTTGGAAGTTTTAAAGATAATGCGGTAGATATTACCTTAGAATTAAAAAATCACGAAATTACTAAGGAAGAAAATGAAGAATTTGAAAATCTTGGTAAAGATGTTAAAAAATCCAGTTATTCCGAACTTGATGATCTGCCTTTTTAAATTATTGAACAAATGATGGTTAATTCTGGATACTGAATGTTAGAATTTCGTATCCAGAATTTTTTTAAATAAAATAATGAAAATTTAAATATATAAAATTATGCCTAAAAAACATTTCATGTATCAAATATTTTCAGAAAGTAATGATAAAAAATATGGCGGTAAATCCGCATATCTTTATGGTAAATGGAATCTAATATGGTTTTTAATTACTAATAAATATAACGAAAAACGTTATTCTAATGATTCAGTAATTGATATTAGAATATACATATAAAATATAATTAAAATTTTTAAATAAAAAATATCATGGCTAAAAAAGAAAATATTGAAGAAAAAAATTCTGTAATACCAGAAAATAATGTTAAATTGAGAAAACTAATACCAAAGAAAGAATTTTCATTGAATGATTTCAAGAAAAAAATTGGTGGTGAAGATATTGATATTCCCAATAAACCGTTTGAATGGATTAAATTATCTATAGCTTTACAAAAAGCGATTGGAATTCCAGGAATTGCTAAGGGTTATGTAAATTTACTTAGAGGGTTTTCTAATACTGGAAAAAGCACAGCACTTTGTGAATCGGTAGTTTCGGCTCAAAAAATGGGAATTTTACCAATAATAATTGATACTGAAAATAATTTGGGTAAAAATCGTTTAAAATTAATGGGATTTGATTGGGATAACGATTTTTTCATTATGATAGATAATGAATTTTTACTTAATCATTTTGGAAAAAAACAAAATCCTAAAAGAAACGATGCTGCAATAGAAGATCTTGCTAAATGCATACATTATTTTTTAGATTTACAAGAAACTGGTGAATTGCCATATGAATTGTTATTTGCAATTGATTCGGTTGGTACATTAGATTGTATAAAATCAATTGATGCTGCTATTAAAGATGGTGGAAATAATATGTGGAATGCTCAAGCGTTTGCTCAAGCGTTTAGAAGTTTAACTAATTTTAGAATTCCTAATTCAAAAAAAATAAATAAAATATATACTAATACATTTGTTGCTGTTCAAAAAGTTTGGTTTGATTCTATGTCAGGTGGCCAAGGATCTATACGTCATTTTGGTGGCGAAGCATTATTTAGTGCTGCTAGATTAATAATTCATTGGGGTGGTATTAAAGCACATGGCACTAGTAAAGTAGTGGCAACCTCAAAAGGACGTGAATTAACCTTCGGTATTAAAGCACCTACTTGTGTTGCTAAAAACCATTTAGATAGTGAATTAGGAGGCATAGCTTTTAATGGTGAAGATATAATTTCAACACCACATGGTTTTATTGGCGCTTCGAAAGAAGATATCGATGCATATAAAAAAGAACATCTTCAATTTTTTAGAGACTTATTGGGTGGAGATTTAGATGCTGAGGATATTGGAACTAGATATGATGAAATTAAAGAAGATGAAAAAATTTCTTATGAATTTGCATCAGATATTAAAGATTTTGAAAATAATTAATTTATGAAATTTATAAAAGGTAGTCACACAATTGAAGAATGTGCTGAGGAGGGATTAAAATATTTAACAATACGTGAATTTTATAATAAATCTAAGACATATTATGCATATGTACATAAGCACGGTTGGGCTGATATTGTTTGTGCTCATATGACTTCTAATAGAAAACCATATCGATATTGGCAAATTAAAGAAAATTGTTGGAAAGAAGCGTTAAATTATGAAACAATAGGTGATTTTGCGGGAGGAAAATATCATATGGCATATGAAAGTGCTAGGATTCATGGGTGGATTGATGAAATATGTTCACATATGAAAAAATTAGGAAATAGATGTCATAAATGTGTATATGCTTATGAATTTTCAGATAATTCCGTTTATGTTGGAATAACTTATAATATCGAAGAAAGGAATAATTCGCATTTAAATTTAATTTCAAAAAAAATTAGTTCTGTGGGTAATTATATTATTAAAACAAATTTAACTCCAATTTTAAAAAAATTAACAGATTATATATTTGTTGATGATGCTGTTATTTTGGAAAAAGAATATGTTATTGCGTATAAAAATAATGGGTGGAAAATTTTAAATCAAATGAAAACTGGTGGAGTTGGTATAGGTAGTATTATTTGGAATTTTGAAAAATGTAGAATAGAAGCACTTAAATATATGAGTAGAAATGATTTTAGAATTAAAAGTAATGGTGCTTATGATGCTGCACATAAAAATGGTTGGTTAAATGAAATATGTGAGCATATGTTAATAAAACGTAAATATAGAAATTATTGGAATTTTGAAAATTGTAAAATTGAAGCACTTAAATATAATAAAAATATTGATTTCATAAAGGGATCATCGGGAGCATACGATGCTGCATATAATAATGGATGGTTAAAAGAAATCACTAAGCATATGATAAAATGAAAATTAGAACTCTTCTAATAGACGGAAATTATTTACTTCAACGATCATTTCATGGAGCTAAAAATTTATATACTGAAAATTTTGGTATGATATCTGGATTATATGGTTTCATGACTATGACCAGAAAACTTATTAAAGATTATACAACAACAAAATGTATAATTTTTTGGGATGGTCAGTCATCTGGTAGTCAACGACATCAATTAATGCCAGAATATAAAGCTAATAGAAAAAATAAATCTTGGTATGAAAAAATAGAAATGTCAGATTCTGAAATAAAAAAAGAACAAGAAAAAGAAGAATCAATACTTAAACAAAGAAAACGAGTTCAAGCATATGCTGAAGAATTATTTATTAGACAGATAGAAATAGATGAAATTGAAGCAGATGATTTAATTGCTACTTATTGTATTGAATATAATAATCTTGAGTTAATTCACATATTTACCAATGATCGAGATTTTGCACAACTACTTGATTTAAATATAACAATAATATTTGCCAATATTGATGAACCAGTTACAAAAGAAAATTTCTATAAACATTTTGGATATATTTATCAGAATGCTTTACCATTAAAAATTCTGTGCGGTGATATAAGTGATAATGTATCAGGAATTTCTGGAATTGGACTTGGTATATTGAAAAAATACATTCCAGATTTTGAATTTAAACCTTATACCGTTAATGATATTAGGAAAGAGGCTAAAAAAATTAATGAAGCTAGAATTTTAGAAAAAAAGAAACCGATTAAAGCATTAGAAAATCTTTATACTAATGATGAAAAGTTAAAATTAAATTACAGAATAGTAAATCTTAGAGAACCCTTTCTTAATGAACAAGCAATTAATGAGCTAGAGCAACTGGCACTCCCCCTTAATCCAGAGGGAAGGTCTAGTAAGAATTTATATAATATGATGATGGAAGATCAATTTTTAACGGTATGGGGATCGACCTTTGTGAATTACATTAGTCCATTCTATACTTGTATAATGGCTGAAAAACAATTACTTGAAGATTATTATAGGCAAAATAAATAACATTTGGAAAATCCAAAAATTGTTTTTATATTTGTCAAAATAAAAAATGTTAACATTAATTAAATATATAATATATGGCCTCAGAAAATAACTACCAAGGAAATCATTTCAAATTTAGTCTTTATCAAGAACAGGATTTAATCATAGAACGAATTTTTGATGCTGATTGTTATTCAGCCGGAGTTAGAAATTTTGTAAACATTAGGGAATTCCTACCATCGATTATCACCAAGTTACAACGTTTATTAAGTGCTGACGAATACGAAACTCAGTTTTCAATCAGCGATAAAAATGAAGAATTAGATGAAACTATTTACGACTTTAAATCTTATAGAGAATATCAAGTAAGTTTATACCCAGAAAAAATGCAATGGCATTTTGATGAGCCTGAACACACACTTGAGCATAAAATAATAGATAATATGGGTAATGAGAGAATTATGCGTGGTACAGAGTTTAAAATGGGATTATACATCAACAACAAAGTTATTGTGGAACGCACATTATATGTAAATAATTACAATCCCGACGCGAAAGTTTCAATGGATTTATATTATGTTGTTTCTAATATTTGTAATATGATCATAAATTATTTAAAAAAATCTGATATAAAATATCAATTTGATGATGAGGATATAAAAACTAAATTCAATCTTACACAATATCAACTTAATGAACTTACTCCTGAAAAACGTCGAGAATATGTTTATAAATTAATTACCGATGAAGACATAATGGCAAGATTCAATCTTACACAAATTCAATTAAATGAATTAAGTCATGAAAAACGTAAAGAATTTATGAATAATTTTGTTAGATTTGCTTAATATCTATATAAATTTTATAATATCATATAATTAATCAATAATTTAATTATGCCTAATGTTTCTTAAATAAGAAGGAATTAAAACTTAGCACCATAGAATGACAGAAAACACCATAAATAATACGTTTACAGGATATTTGGGACAAAATTTTCAAGAAAAATTGATCTGGCAAATTCTAGTGGAACCTGAATTCGCAAATAAAATTATACCGTTAATTGAGATTTCGTATTTTGATAATCCTAATCTTAAAAAAATATATTTAGTAATACTTGAATATTTTAACGAATTTGGGCAACCATGTTCAATATTAAATAATAATAGTATTGAAATGGCAATTACCAAGTATAAACCAAATGATCCAACAGGAGTTGAAGAAGAACTTTTAAATGAAGTAGTAAAAAAAATAAAAACATATAATGAAGGTGTTATTAATCAAGCATTTCAAAATGATGGTGAAATAGTACAAAGAGAAGCTTTAACATTTTGTAAACAACAAGAATGTAGAAAATTATTTGAATATGGATTATCAACAGTTAAAAGTGGAGAATTTAAGAATAAAAATGTCTTCAATAATATTATTGAAAAAATGTCTAAAATTCCTGATATTGGGGATGAGGAAGATTTTGGTAGTGAGATATTTGATGATGTTGATGAGGCATTGAAAGACAATTATAGAGAAACCATACCTACTGGAATTACTTTTCTAGATGGAATAATGGATTCGGGCTTAGGTAAAAAACAGGTGGGGTTAGTCATTATGGCTAGCGGCGTAGGGAAATCGAGCTTTCTATCAAAGGTTTGCAATACTGCAGTTAATTGTGGTAAAAATGTATTACAAATAATTATTGAAGATAATGTTTCAGATATTAAAAGAAAACATTATGCAATATGGTCAGGCATACCATTAGATGAATTTGAATATAGAAAATCCGAATTGAAAGAAAATTTAAGAAAATTCAAAGAAGAAAATGGAAATAAACTAGGAAAATTAATAATAAAGAAATTTTCGGATGATGGTACAACCATACCAATGATAAAAACTTGGGCTTTGAATTATCAAAAGAAATTCGGTTATAAATTTGATATGATTGCAATTGATTATCTTGATTGTATTGTACCGCACATTAAATGTAGTGATCCAAATGAAGGAGAATTAATTGTAGCAAGATCGTTTATAGCTATGGCTGATGATTTGGATATTCCGATGTGGAGTGCCTTGCAGACAAATCGAGGGGGGATGACAAAAGAGATAATTTTATCTTCAGATTCGCAGGGAAATATAAAACGTATACAAAAGAGTCATTTTGTAGCCTCAATATCAAAGCCAACGCCGCAACACGTTCAAGATAATATTGCAAATGCTTTTATTATAAAAGCCAGATTCGCTAAACCAGGACAAGAAATTAGAGATATAATTTTTAATGGTAATACTATGGAAATTAGGGCAACTGATGAAAGATGGAAGTATGGTCTTAAACAATATGCACAGCCACAAAACGAAATTCACACTGTAATTTCTGCGCATATTACAGAATCTCCTACAATTGGTGAACTATTTGGTTTAAATAATAGTGAACAAATTAATAATTTAGAATCAATGTTAAATATTAAAAAAGATGATAATGTGTATCAAATAGTTTTAAATTCAATTAATGAACGGCGTAAATCTAATAATAAACCTCCAATTAAGAATAAAAATGAGATTATTAATGAAGATGATGGTGTGTTGCTTAATGAGGATGATAGATTTGATATTGGATTCAAGAAAAATGGTAATATTGATATTTTAATGTCTAATATTGATATAACAAAATATGTTAACAAATTTGAAAGTAAGAATGATCTTGATATTGATCCTTTAAAATTAGCAGAAGAAAATGCTAAAAATCAAGATATATATGCTCCATCGGTTGAGAAAAAATGGTATAAAAATAAGAATTAAAGTATTTATATGGAATAATATAAATAAAAAAGATAAAGTGATTGTTTAATGGAAAAAATTGGTAAATGTTTAAATTGTGGTAAAGATTTCGTAAAAACTGGTCGTAGTCATTTATATTGTTCTGTTAAATGTAGGAGAAATTATTATAAAATATTACCAGAAAAACCCGAAAATTCTAATATTGAAATTTGTAGAAATTGCGGTAAAAAATTCATAAAAAATAACAAAAGTCAGAAACTTTGTTCTGATGAATGTAGAAAAGAATTTAAAAATTCAAAACGTAGAAATCCTGATAAAGAATTAAATTTTATATGTGTTGTTTGTGGAGAAATTCATGAAAAAAAGGCAGCCAATCAAATATATTGTTCAAATGAATGTAAAAATAGGGCAGAAAGAGATAAAAATGCTAAGGATATTATTAGAACTTGTCCTCAATGTGGAAAAGATTTTATTATAAATTCAGGTCCTCAAATATTTTGTTCTGATGAATGTAGTAAGGAATTTTATAGATTAAAATATAAAAGAGAAACTAACATAAAATTAAAATGTCCAGAATGTGGTGAAGAATTTATTAGAAATTCTAATGGCCAAAGATTTTGTTCTGATGATTGCATGAGTAAAAATTATAGGAAACTACATAAAAAACCACCAAAAGTTAGAGAAATATTAATATGTCCAACATGTGGAATTTCTTTTGAAAGAAAAAATCAAATCCACACCTTTTGTTCTAGGAGATGTTTTAGAAAATATCAAATGGAAAATAATCCCGCATATAAAATTTTAGAAATATTACGAAGACGTTTATTAGATGCTATAAAAGAACATGGGAATGTAAAATCTGATAGAACTATAAATTTAACGGGTTGTACTATAGAATTTTTATTAGATTACCTTCAAGAAACCGCAATTAAAAATGGTTATGAGGATTTTGATATACGAAATTATAGTAGTAAAAAATACCATATCGATCATATAATTCCTTGTGATAGTTTTGATTTTTCGAAAGAAGAAAATCAGCGAGCATGTTTTCATTATACAAATCTTCAAATATTATCAGCAGGTGAGAATGTTAGAAAATGGAAACATTTAGATTGGTATAAAAATAAATAAATCTAACTTAAATTTTATAGAAGTATTTATATTCAAATGCTCTATAATTTATGCCATTCATAGCTAGACCTAGGTTAGATAATAATATTGTTGTTCAGAATTCTACAGATTCCCTTACTCTTAACGGAACTACTAATTTTCTTGGAACACTTTTATCTAAAGGCATTGAAATCAACGCATCGTTAGCATATGCTACTGGGGGAACTACCACATATGCTCTGACATTGATAGATGGTATGATTAGATTAGCCCCAACAGTAGAAATTGGTAACTACTTACCTATCATAACCTTTGCTGCTTATACTGGTCAAACTTCTATTATTTTATCCGCTAAAGTTGATAAATATACAGGTGCAACTTCTGGAGATATTGCAATTTTTACAACAAATGGAGATTTAACTGATAATGGGAACAAAGTAGTATCAACAATTGGATCTTCTATAACAGCCACTAACTTAAATATTGGAAGTGAATTAGCAGTTAGAAATGCTATAAATCAAGCACTTGGTAGTCCTATAGTGATTGTTGGGTCTTGGAATCCCCGTACTAATATACCTAATTTAACTGGAATCACGACAGGACAAACCGGTCACGCATGGATAGTAACTACTGGAGGAACAACATGTCTTGGTGGAATTTGTAATTGGGGAATAAACGATATTGCTGTAAAGATAAGTGGTTCAAGTAATTGGATAAAGATAAATAATTCTAGTGTTTCGGCTTTATGGGGTAATATTCAAGGAAATATTTTAAATCAAATTGATTTACAAAATGAATTCAATACGAAACTTAACACATCATCATATATTGCTTATACGGGTAATACTAAAACTACGTTAACTAATTTCCAAAATGAAATTAATTTCGTAAGTGGTAAAACTATCACAAACGGTAAAAATTTAGGTAATCAAATACCTATTTTTATAAATAATAGTGGTAATACACTTAATTTTAGAACTTTAAAAGCTAGCGGTGGAACTAATATTATAACTCAAGGAAATGCTATTACAATCGATAGTCCTATAGTTAATGGTGTATATCTTCCAATTTCAGTTTTTACGGGTTATACAGGAAATACCAACAGTAATGGTCAACAAATTGTAAAAAAAATTACTCAAACAAGTCATGGATTTATATTAGGTAATGTTATTGGTTGGGATAATGGTATAAATAAATATCGTACAGTAGTTAGTAATATTGGTGAAACTATAGAACCTCTTGGTATTGTTTCAGAAATTATTGATACTAATACATTCAGAATAACATATGCCGGATATATTTCAAATATATCGGGAATTATAGATACTAATTCTCACAATATTAGTGGTAGTACAGTTTATTTTATATCACCAACAATTACTGGTGGTTTAACGCCAACAGAACCAATCGCACCTACTCAAATATCTAGGCCAATATTAATAACAGAAACGAATAACGACGGCGTTGTTGTTCAATATAGAGGCGCTATGTATGGAACTGGAAGTACATCAGGATCTACTGGGCCAAGTTTTACGTTAAGTAATGTTGGAATTGGAACTGGTGAAATATTCGAAAGTTTTGTGTTTGATAATATCAATCTTAGAACTTTAACGGGTTCAGGTAGTACGAAAATAATTACAAGTGGAGATAATATTATTATTTATTCTTCTGTAAGTGGAAGTTCAGGCACTATTGTTACTCCTTTTAACACTGCATTGGGTTACGATGCATTTATCTCTAATGTTTTGGGTGAATATAATGTTGGGGTTGGAAGTTTTGCGTTAAGTGATAATATTAATGGTTCATTTAATAATGCATTGGGATGGTCTGCTTTGCGTCTTAATGTTAATGGGGTAAATAATAATGTGTTTGGTTTTTATGGATTATCATATTTAACTGGTGGTTCGTTTAATTCTGGATTTGGGGATAGTACATTATACTCAATCATTAGCGGTAATACTAATACTGCTTTGGGAGCTGGTAGTGGATATAATATACTGGGATCGGGAAATGTGCTTTTAGGTTATTATGCGGGTTTTTATGAAATGGGTTCAAATACGCTATATGTAGATAATCAAGATAGAGGTGGTTATGTTAGTGGAGCGACTTCTGCTCTTTTATATGGTAAATTTAATACAAACCCAAGTGCTCAAACATTAACTACAAATTCTCAATTTACAGCAACATATGGAATAAATTTACCCTTGGGTCAATATTATAAGATAAATGGTAAAGCTATTGGTACTGGTAGTACTGGTGGAATTTCAACAATAACGTTTAATACTTACACTGGTAATACTCAAATTAAATTAAACGCTTTACAAAATGATATAAATTATATTAGTGGTAAGACAAATATATCTTCTGCACCGAATGAAATAATTTTTAATAATACAGGAATTCTGACTGGTAATGAAAATTTATTATATAACCCAATAATTGATGCATTACAAGTAAATGTTGGAAGCAATGCTGCGGGGGTGTCTTCAGTTGCAATGACAGGTGGTATTGTAAATTCGGGAACAACATTTTCAGTTGCAATGACAGGTGGTATTGTAAATTCGGGAACAAATTATTCTGTTGCAATGGCAGGTGGCTACGCAAACGGTGAATATTCTGTTGCAATGGCTGGTGGTATTGTAAATGACCAATATTCTGTTGCAATGGCTGGTGGTATTGTAAATGACCAATATTCTTTTGCAATTGGTCAAAGTGCTTATGCAAATGGTCCAGATTCGGTTGCAATGGGTGCTGGCGTTGCAAACGGTCAGTATTCTCTTGCAATGGCTGGTGGCATAACATATTCTGGAGCAACTAATTCTGTTGCAATGGGTGGTGGCTATGCAAACGGTCAATATTCTCTTGCAATGGGTGGTGGTACTTCAAATGGCGAGTTTACTGCCGCAATAGGTCAAAGTAGTTATGCAAATGGTCAGAATTCTGTTGCAATGGGTGCTGGCGTTGCAAACGGTGAATATTCTCTTGCAATGGCTGGGGCTACTTCAAATGCTCAGTATTCTGTTGCAATGGCAGGTGGCATAACATATTCTGGAGCAACTAATTCTGTTGCAATGGGTGATAATAGTAGTACAAATTCATTTAATTCATTGGTTTTTGGTTTTGGAAACAATTTAACTAGTGGAAATACATATTCTGCATTAATTGGTGGTAATTTTATAACAATACCTGAAAATACCTATTTTTCCACAGCTATTGTTCCAAATCTTGCAATATGGAATACACCACAAGGAAGTGGAAATTTTTTATCTTGGAATCCTATTACAAAAATGGTTGTATTAGCAAGTGGAAGTACTGGAGGAGGGATAAGTCAGTCAACTTTTAATACTTATACTGGTACTACAGCTGTAAATACCTACCTTAAAAATTCATCCTTTAAGACCTACACTGGTACTACAGCTGTAAATACCTACCTTAAAAATTCATCCTTTAAGACCTACACTGGTACTACAGCTGTAAATACCTACCTTAAAAATTCATCCTTTAAGACCTACAC